ATTTTGGTTTAATTATTGATAGCGTTTATAACAGCGCAACTTTTACATACACAGGACAAAATGTTGTTTTAGATATTGGCTTTGGAATGTTGCTTGAAAGTGGGTCTTACTCACTTACTGGGCAAAGTTTTGATTTTACAAAGCAGATGAATATCTCAGCAGGAACTGGCGTTTTTACTTATACTGGGCAAGATGCATTAAAAGGTGTAAGTGAAGCCTTTGCCGTTGGAACTTTTACTTATACTGGACAAGCAGTAGACATGACGGTTCAAAGGCTATTTCAACCAATATCAGGACAATTCACTTATTCTTTTGCGGCAGACATAAAATCAAGAGGTTGGTTTAGTCCTTTTGTTCCACCAGCAATATGGACGGAAGTTGTTTAAAGTGGTAGGTTATTATAAATAGGAGATTAAAATGGCTATTACAGTTACTAAGCCGACCATAGGAGGCTCAGAAGGAACTTGGGGTCAAACCATTAATGACGCATTAGATGTTATTGTAAATGCTGCAAATGGAACGACAGGAACAACAGCACCAAATTTAACCACATTAACGATTAATGGTACAACCGTCACTTCCACAGCAACGGAGTTAACAAATGCAATTAATGGTTTTGTTTTAGAAGATGGTGACGGAACAGAGGTAACTATTTCTGGTGGTAAAGAGGTTAAATTTGTTGAAGGTGGTGGAATTGATATTGATTGGACTGATACATCAACAGGGTCAGATGCAGACCCATACGATTTAAGTTTTTCTCTTGCCACAGATATGAGGAAATCTGGCAACGTAGATGTGTATACTGGTAATACCGCAGATTATGTCTTTTATGATGCAGATGTAGGTATGAGCTTTTTTACCGCTGGGTCAGAAGATATGAGGCTTACAGATGGCGGTGATTTGCACGTTGATGGAAATGTTATAGGTTACTCTACAACAATTTCAGACCAAAGACTAAAGCACGACATAAATAAAATTGAAAACGCATTAGACAAAGTAATGCAAATAAATGGTTACACATTTACTTACAACGAAGATGAAAAGCAAAGCGCAGGGGTTATAGCGCAAGAAGTAGAAAATGTTTTACCTTCTGCGGTAGAAAACAAAAAGTTAGTTTTTACTGGTAAAGAAGGTATTGAATATAAAACTGTGCAATATGACCAACTTACTGGTCTATTAATTGAAGCCATAAAAGAACTTAAATCTCAAATTGAGGAACTAAAAAATGGCTCTACAAAGTAGTGGTCAAATAACAATAAATGAAATTCATGTCGAAGCTGGTGGTTCAAGTGGTTCTCAAGCTGCATTAAACGATGCAGATATTCGTGGATTAATTGGTAAAAGTGATGGAGCAGAAAATAAATTTACTGATTATTATGGTGCCTCTAACTCTGTTGACTTAACATCTGGTGGTACAATAAACGGACAAGCGCAACGGCAAGAAATAACTGCATCTGATTATATCTCTTCGGGTGGAACGCTTATTATACCTTCTAATATGTGGGTTTGGTCAGACAACACTTCAACGGCTGCTTTAACTATAGATATACCATGCACAATTCAAAACAATGGTAAAATTATTGGTAAAGGTGGTGCAGGAGGTTTTGGTAATAGCGCAGGGGGTAGTTATAACTCAAATAGCGGTAATGGTGGAGATGGCGGTCCTGCTATTAAAATTAATTCAAGTGTAAGCGGTGTAACCATTACTAATGGTTCTGGGGCTTTTATAGCTGGTGGTGGCGGTGGCGGTGGGTCATCAAATATTGAGCCTTCAAATACCTATTCTGGCGGTGGAGGCGGTGCCGGTGGCGGCGCAGGTGGCGCAGGTGGCGGTGTTTCTGTTAATGCAGGTGGCGCAGGTGGTACACTAAACGCAAAAGGATCAAATGCTGTTAATGGGGGCGGTGAAGGCGGTGACGCAGGTGGGTCAGGTGTCATTGATGGAGTACTAGATCAAAGTTCATACGGTGGCGGTGGTGGTGGCCGCATTTTGCCTGGTTCTGCTGCGACAGGCTCAGGTGTAAGCCCAAACCCTCAATATTACCCTGATGGCGGTGGCGCTGGAAATGCAGGGGAAGATGGATTTAGCAACACTGATTACTTCGGAGCGTCAGGAGGAGGAGGCGGCTGGGGAGCAGATGGTGGTGATGGCTATCGCGCTGTTACTGGGGCAAGCGGCTCAAATAAAGGGTCAGGAGGTAAGGCTATTGAGGATAGCGGAAACTCATACACTCTAAGTAATAGCGGTACAATTTACGGAGCGACTACATAATGCCATTAGTACCATTAGATATAAAAGCAGGATTTTACCGAAACGGCACTGAATTAGATGCTTCAAATAGGTGGCGCGATGGAAGCTTAGTAAGGTGGAGAGATGGTTCTTTGCGCCCTATTGGTGGGTGGCAAACCTTTAAAAATGGATTTTGCGCTAACCCAATTAGAGGCGCTCACGCTTGGGAAGATAACGGAAGCACTTCTTATTTTGCAGCAGGAAGTCATAACGAATTAACAGCTATGACAGGCGCAGGAATAACTTACGATATAACGCCAACATCAATGACTACTGGGCGCGAAGATGCAGGGTTAAATTTAGGTTTTGGTGGTGGCTTTTATGGTACTGGATATTTTGGAACACAACGCCCTGCTACTGGCACATACTCTGAAGCAACATCATGGTCGTTAGATAACTTTGGGCAGTTTTTAGTCGGTGTTCATTACGACACTGGTACATTGGTAGAGTGGCAACTTGGTTCTAGCGCTGTCGCTGCACCTGTAGCAAATGCTCCGACAAACAATCTTGGATTAGTTGTAACTGAAGAAAGATTTATATTTTGTTTAGGCGCAGGCGGTGATCCTAGAAAAGTACAATGGTGCGATAAAGAGGCAAACACAACTTGGACACCTGCCGCTACTAATGAAGCAGGTGACATTTTACTGCAAACTACTGGGCAAATAATGCAGGGATTAAATACCAGAGGTCAAACTCTGATAATCACTGATAGTGATGCGTTTTCTGCAAAATACTTAGGGCCACCTTATGTTTATGGCTTTAACAGGGTCGGAACATCTTGCGGTGCAGTTTCGCGTATGTCTGCTGTTGATACAGACATGGGTTCTTTCTGGATGGGGCAAAAAGGCTTCTTTGGTTTTGATGGTAACTCTGTTAGAGAAATACCTTGCGAAGTTCACGACTATGTTTTTGACGATATAAACGTAAACCAACAATCTAAAATATGGGCATTTAGCAATACAGAATTTAGTGAAGTTTGGTGGTTTTATCCGTCTGCAAATAGCTTAGAAATAGATAGATACGTTGCGTTTGATTTACTTGAAAACCATTGGCTAATTGGCAATCTGTCAAGAACTGCTGGAGTTTCCAGAGGTGTATTTAGAACACCAATAATGAGTGGCGAAAATGCTGAGAATATAACTTATAATGTAACTGTAGCTGCAAGTGGTGGTGGAAATAAGTATTTCATATCAGATCATTCTGGTGCGGCTCCTACGATAACATTGAGAAAGGGTGGCGTATATCGTTTTGACCAATCAGATGCGTCAAATGTAAACCATCCGTTTAGATTTTCTACAACATCTAATGGAACGCATGGTGGTGGGTCAGCTTATTCTTCGGGTGTCACAACAGTAGGAACGGCTGGAAATGCAGGAGCCTATACAGAAATAACTGTAACAGATAGCACTCCTTCAACACTTTATTATTATTGCAGTAACCATAGCGGAATGGGTGGAACAGCAAACGTTGTAGAGCCTGTTTTAGTTTGGAACCACGAACAGGGTTTAAATTATGATAGCGGTTCAATTTTTTGTGAAACTGGGCCAGTTTCTTTAGGTAGTGGAGATCAAGTTGCAAAGGTAACAGACGTTATTCCAGATGAAAAAACACAAGGCGATGTAGATTTAAAATTTAAAACAAGATTTTATCCTAACGCTACAGAAACAACACATGGTCCTTTTAATCCAAGCAACCCAACTTCTGTAAGATTTACTGGAAGACAATTACGAATGAGAGTTGAAGGCGATCAACCTACTGCGTGGCGTGTTGGAACAATGCGACTTGAAACAAAGGCTGGAGGTAACAGATAATGCCAGTCACACCACCAGTTATAGGTACGGACATCAGGCAGTGGGGAAGAGAGCTTAATCTGTTTCTAAGCAGAAACTTAGGTAAACTGTTTTTTAAACAGTCAGATGATATTCCAGCCGATAACGGAATTTTTCTTTGGGATGATGCAAACAATTATCCAGTAGTTTCATCAGATGGAGCGTTTAGACAGGTTGCCATGAAGCAAGGAACTCCTAGTTCTAGCGTTGGTTCGGCTGGTGATGTTGAGGGAATGGTAGCTTGGGATAGTAGCTATATTTATATTTGCACTGGTTCACATAACGGAAGTTCAGCAATTTGGAAGAGGGTAGCATTGTCTACATATTAAATGGCAAAAGATACATTACCACTAAATGAACTTGAAAGATGCCGCCCATGGATAGAGGCGGCTTTAGTGTATACTGGTGGTACACATATGTGGGAAGATATAGTAGATGGTATCATGGAAAGTAGAATGCAGCTTTGGCCAAGTCAGAGGGGGTGTATTGTTACAGAAATTGTGGTATACCCTAGAAAGAAAGTGCTAAATATTTTTTTGGCAGGTGGCGAATTGGATCAAATTTTAGATATGAATGACGATGTTCGTGAGTGGGCAAAGTCTCACGGTTGCGAAGCGGCTATAATATCTGGCAGAATTGGTTGGAAAAAACCACTCATACCAGAAGGTTGGAAATTAATGTATGCAAATTTTCAAAAGGAAATTGAATAATGGCAAAAGGTGGTAGAACAGATCAAACGGCAAATATGCCTGCGTTTGGAGAAACTTTAGCACAGCAAACAGTTGGTGTTGGTACAGATGCGGCTTCACAAGGCTATACGCCAATGTACGGAATAGATGTTGCAGGGTTTTCACCAATGCAAACAGCAGCATTTGAAGGTACTGATGTTATGGCAAACGCTTTTAATATGCCGTCAAATGGTCAGCAATCTTACTTGCCACCAACGCAAACCATAGGCGGTGTCACTGGTTACTCATCAGGTGATGTTTTTGATGCAAACGTTGCAGAATTAGAAAATCGTAGACCTGCACAGGTTGATTACATTAATAGTTTTTCAATAGACCCAGTTACTGGAGAAATGGGTAGTAGAGTTCCTAGTTTGCAACCCGTTGAACTAGAAATGCAAGGTCAAGGTAGAAGAGGCGGTAAATAATATGGCAGGTTCAGCAAATCCTAATATGGTACAACCAATGCTTGGTTTTGGGGGTAGTCCAATTCAGCAAGCTTCTCCTAATATGGCACAAGCGGCATCAAACCCATACAGTCAAGCTTCTGCCGCACAACAAGGTGCCTTAGCAACTTACGCAAACCCTGCCGCAGCAGCCAGAAATATGATGAACCCATATAATCAGCAAGTGGTAGACACTACACTTCGTGATGTTGGCAGTGCCGCACAAATGGGATTAAATCAAATTGGCTCACAAGCGCAAGGAGCAGGTGCTTTCGGTGGGTCAAGGCAGGGAATTGCAGAGGCAGAAGCATTAAAAGGATTTAATCAGCAAGCACTTGATAAAGTTGGGGCTTTAAGACAGCAAGGTTACCAACAGGGAATGAACAATGCTTTTAATGCAGCGCAAGGTTTACAAAGCGCAGGTCAGCAATCTTTTGGTTACGGTCAAGCTATTCAAAACCAACAAATGCAACAAGGCGCACTTCAGCAAGCTCTTATGCAAAATTTGGCAAACGCAGGGTCAAAGCAATATCAAGGTTTTACAGGTCAGCCGCAAATGGCATTGAATACACTATTGCAAACTTTAACAGGTCAGCCTGATATGAAAGGTCAAAGCACTAGCTTTCAGCCCGGCTTATTTAATTATTTACAAACAGGTGCAATGATGCAACCGAGGTAGGTATAATGAACCGATACGATTTAGAAGATATAGCAAGACGTACAGCCGCAAGTTATAATTTGCCGCCAGAAATTTTTTTACGCTTGATAAATACAGAAAGCGGTTTTAATCCAAATGCAGTATCGCCAAAAGGTGCAACTGGATTAACACAACTTATGCCTGATACAGCCAGAGAAATGGGTGTAACAAATATTAACGATATTACACAAAATATTGAAGGCGGTGCTAGATACCTTAAAAAAATGCTAAATAAGTACGATGGCAACATGGAATTGGCTCTTGCAGCATACAACGCAGGGCCGGGAAATGTTGATAAATTTAATGGTGTGCCACCGTTTGCCGAAACCCAAAATTATTTATTTAAAATGCTTGGTAGACAACCTTCTCAGCCAGAACAAATGCCAAATACAAGAGCCTCATCAAGAGGTGATGAGCAAGGCGGTTTATTAAATATGCTTACTAAAATGGGCAATCAAAGTGGATTGTCTACGTTTCAAAATTTTGCGCAAGCACTTGACCCTTTAATTTTACCCGAAGCACGAATGGGCGAAGTTATAAGAAGCCAAGGAGCAAAAACCCAAAAACAAAGACAAAGCAACCAAACAGCTGCCATGCTTGATAATTTAGAAGGTGGCGCACCATACGCAGCGGCAATTAGAAATGGTGCAGATGGTCAAACAGTTTATATGCAGTACCTTAAAGACAAAAAAGAAGGTGTATTAAGTAAAAAAGATATTTTTGCTGCAACAAATGCATTGCGTAAAGAATATATTGGCACACCAGAAACAAAAGAATTTGCAAAACAATCAGCGGCATTTGCAAGAATTATGGCTTCATCAGAAGCTCCTACTGGTGCGGGTGATATGGCTTTGATTTTTAACTTTATGAAGTTGCTTGATCCCGGCTCAACAGTTCGTGAAGGCGAATATGCAACAGCTAGAGATACTGGTAATGTAACGCAAAGAACTAGAGCAATATACAATAAATTGGTTATGGGTACTACATTAACAGAAGAGCAAAGGGCAGATTTTGTAGACCGATCAGTTCGCTTATACAGAAAAGCTGAAGCACAATTTAAAACGGTAACAGATCAATATACAGCACTTGCAGAACAGCAAGGTTTACCAATTGACCAAATAATTATTGATAAAGGTTACACTGGAGAAATTCCTGAAATTAATCAAAATATAAAACGTGACAGTATACCACCAAAACCATCGCCAGATAAATTTCCAGACAATGCAGAATGGGCAGAGTTTGCTGCTCAATTTGCTACAGATGAAGATTGGCGAAACCATTGGATCAACAACATGACGAAAAATCAGCGCGTAAAATATATTGAGCAAATGTAACGAGGTTAAATAATTATGGGTGCAAACGAAGCAATGACGGCCGCAGGGTTTGGCAACGCTCCAAAAGAGCGATTAAGAAGCATGGGTCAAGGTTTGACACTTGGTTTTGCAGACGAATTAGAAGCACGTGCAGTTTCTTTAGCATCAGGTAGGCCTTACGAAGAAGTATTAGAAGAAGTACGAGATAAGCTTTCTAGATATAGAGAGGCTTACCCAATGAGTTCTTTAGGTTATGAAGCAGGCGGTGCTATGGCACCAACAGCTATTTCTTTATTACTGTCACCATTTACTGGCGGTGGTTCCACAGCCGCAACATTACCAACATGGGCAAGAGTATTAGGCATTGGTGCAGCAGAAGGTGCGGCATACGGTTTTGGTTCTGGTGAAGGTGGATTTGGCGAGCGCATGGATAGCGCAGGTAAAGGTGCTGTAACTGGTGGTGTCGGTGGAGTTGTAGGTGGTAAAGTCGCTGATTTAGGTTTTACAGCAATGAAAAATCTTGCAGACGCAAGCCGAAGAATTGTTGGTCGTAGAGGTCCAAGTGTTGTTGAAAATGAAATACAAAGATTGGTACAACAAACTGGAAAATCACCAGACGAAGTTGTGCAAGATTTAATAGATGGTAGGATATTGGCAGAAAACAGAACTTTGGCCGCCGCGATAAAAGCAATGCAAACAGGTCCTTCAACAAATGTTATACAAGATTTTGCAAAAACAAGACCTCAGTTGCAACGTAGCAAAGCGGCAGATGAGCTTGGTCAAGCATTAGATAGCAAAGACCCTGCATTTCCTGCTGTTGCCAATTACATAGCTGACGAAGATGAATTACAAAAAGAAATTAGCAAACAGTACAAACCATTTAAAAACAAAATGCTTGATCAAGCAACATTTGACGATTTATCTAAAATATTAGAGCGTAATCCGCAATTTGGCTCAGCACTAAATGAACTTCAAAGTCTTAAAATGCGCAAACCTTTGTACAGTATTGGCGATGATGGCATTAAATTTATAAGACGCCCAACAGTACAAGAAGCCGAAGAAGTCTATAAGGTTATAAGAGACAGAGGCGTAAAATTAGCAACCGATAAAAAAGGGACTGTTGCAGGTGCAACAAAAGATTTATCAAAACGTTTAAAATCTAAATTAGATACTGCATTTCCAAAATTGGCTGATGCCAGAAAAATGGCACAAGCAAAAATTACAAACGCGCAAGCGTATAAAGCAGGTGAAGATGCACTTTCAAAAGGTGACATTTACCGAACGATGATGGACTTAGACAGAAAATTTGATAGTCCCGAAGCTCTTGATGCTTTTAAAATGGGCTTTTTAGGTGCAATACAAACAGGTCTTACAAAAGGTAGGCAAAAAAATCTTATAAGAACATTAGCCGACGATACCAAACAAGAAGGTATGTTATTGCGGCAGTTATTACCTGATGATGATGAATATAATAAAGTATTGAAACAGCTACAACTTGCAGATGAAAGTGAAGATGTTGCAGGTAAAATATTAAATAATACCATAACAGCCGAAACCTTGCTTTCTAAGCAAGCTCAAAATTCTAAAATAACAACAGGTGATATGCTCGGTATTTTTGCAGGTAATCCTGATAGT